TTTTTATCTGCTTCTTTCATTTTATTTTTGTACATTGTTCTTTTTTCAAAAAATATTTTTTCAACTATTGGAACAACTCCTTGTTTATTTGTTTTGAATATTGATCCATTAGGCAAAATACTAAACATTCCATTTTTTAATAATTTATTAAATGTATTTAATTCTTTACCTTTTAATTCTTTAATTTCTCTACCTGTATCAGTATCTTTTTCTAAATCACATATTGGAAAATTTCTATTTCTTGTATATTTAATTACATCTTTTTCAGATAAATTTCTAATACAGCCAAAATAAGTTTCAGGAGAAATATTTCCTGCCATAATTACAAATGGATATTCTGATGTAACGTCAAAATCAATAGTATATTGATATAATCCTTTTAAAGGTTCTTTAATATAAGCTGCTTTAAAATTTTCAACTTTTCCACCTTTTAATTTTGGTGCACATAAATCATTTCTTCTATAATATGTAAGAAAAACTCCTTCTAATACATTTGTCACTTTATCATAAAACTTCATCGGACATTTACTTAATAAACTAATTGTTTGAATTAATTCAATATATTTTAATTTTTGTTCAAGTTTTCAAATTAATTTAACATCTTGCACATTATAATCAATATATTTTTCTCAATCATTTTCATATAATTCATTTAATGTACCCTCATATTCTAATTTTCTTTCATTAAGTTCTTCAAATGCAACATCATCTAATTTATATGATTCTGGATTTTTTCTCGTATATTGTTTATATAATAACATATAATCAATAATAGAAATACCGGTAATATCAATATTTAATCCATTATCATCTTTTCTATTTCATACATTAATTTTATTAATTGGAGAAAATTGATCAAATATTTTTTCTTTACTATAAAATAATTTATGTGATCTATTATATAAATATGGTAAATCGAATCCTATAATATTTCAACCAGTTAAAACATCAATATCAGCTCTATTAATAAATTTAAAAAATTTTTTAAATAAATCTTTTTCTGATTTACAATATACAAAATTATTTTTATGAATTCCTGTATAAGGTTTAATTCCAAACACTGTAATTAAATTATTAATATCAATTGAAATAGCTGTTACTACTCCGGCTGCTTCTTCTGGAGTAGGAAAACCTTTATCACTTTGAACTTCAATATCCAATGATCCAATTCTTAATTCTGGTGCTTTAATATCATCATCAGATATTTTATAGTATCTTTCAGCTAAAAATTGTAATTCTGGCTTTACATGATCTTCAAATTTTTTAATTTCTTTATTTTCATTAAAAGTTTTATATTTTTTATAATTTTCAAATTCTATTTTTTTTGCTTTTTCTCCAAAAATTGTAGAAATGTTTCCTTTTTTATCAGGAACATAAATATATGGCACTCAGTCTATTTTATCGTAAATTCTTTTATCATTAATTGTTTCTCATAAATGAATCTTATTTGTTGAATAATTATAATAAACATTTCTAAACATTTTAACCTCTTTTTAAAAATAATTAAAAATAAATTATATATAATTTTTTAAAAATTGTAAATTAAAATTTATTTTTAAAAAAATTCTTCTATTATATTGATATTATTAATTTTTGTATCTATTTGTTGTTTTTCATTATTTTGTTTGATAAAATCCACATTACTAAATTCTAATTCATTATTAATAAATTTTTTGCATTCATTAATTCAATCTGCAGCTGTATTAACAGGAACATTTTGTGCAATATGATTAAAATTTTTAAATGGATTAATTAATTTCATATCATTTGGTAAACCCATTAAATGCATTAATTCTCTAATTGAATAAAATCTATTTTCTATTGGATGAATATAACTTCACATGCTTTTTCCAATAATGGCATTAACATAATTTCCAGTATAAACTAATGAAGAATCTCAATAGCTTTTTCCGTTTTTTATTTTATTTTTAATATGTTTTGCACATTTACAAAGTTTTTCATTATTACTATATTTAATAAATTCATCTAATAATTTATTTTTTTCTATTAATTGTCATGCAGTAATTTGTTTATTTTTTAACATAATATTTCTAAAATCATTTCCAAATTTTTTAATTATAAAATTAAAATGAGGATCTTTAAAAATATCTTTTTTTATTTCGTGTTGTAAATTATTATCAATTTTTTTTAAATATTCGATTAATCCAATATTTTCTATATTATAAAAATTTACAATAGGCGCATATTTTAATTTTCAAAAAATTGCAAAAGTTCTGTGTCTATGTTGAGGAATACCATGTAAAAATGTATCTGTTTTAATCAATGACATTGAATAATTATTTTTTTTGGCAATATTAAATAAATTATCTACTACTAATGCACCAGATTTAGTATATAAAGCCGGTGCATTTTCAAAAATAAAACATTTTGGTTTTATTTTTTCTAATGCTAATGTAGTAATATTATACATATTATCATTTTGTTCTGCATTTGCGCCTCTAGACTTACTAGTATTAATTAATGATAATCCAGAACAAATAGGAATACTTACTACAATATCAATATCTTTAAATTTTATATTTTCATCATTTTTATTATTAAATTTTGAATAATCATTATACATGCTTAAATAAGGAACATTAATATTATGTTCCTTAAAATAATTTAATAAATGTATTTCATTTTCTGCCCCATTAGAAATTATATATTCTGGTCATGTATTTAAAGCTTTATATGCTCCAAATACCATTCCTCCAATTAAAGGTTGTATTGCCAATCATTTCATTAAATATATTTCTCCTTAAAAAAAATCTAAAATAGAAAATTCATCATTTTTATTACAATAAACATTATCAATTAATTCTTTAAATACTAGATCGGCATTATTATGTAATTTATAAAAATTATATGCTTGATTTCTCATTTCATTACTTTCTAATGGATTTTTTGCTAAATATTTCATTTTATCAAAGATTTTTTTTGAATTATCTTTTGATAATCATAATGTTCCATTATTTTTACAATTTATTAATGGTTTATTATAATATCTATGTAAACATCTTTCTCCATATTCTTTTCTAAAAATTGGAATTGCTCCAGAACATACTACTTCACAATGAGTATATTCTATAGATCTACTAATAAATTCTGGTTTTAAAATACTTAATTGATATCCAAATCTACATTTACTTAAACGATGTAACATTTCATTATTAATAAATGGACCACAAATATAACATTTATTTTCTAAATTATCTAAAATTTTATCTGTAATTTCAAAATAATTTGGATATTTTTTAATATAATTTTCTTTTATAAAAATATATGCAGGAGATTTTTCAATGCCTTCTAAAGTTGTTTTAAATGTTCCCATTAAATAATCTTTATAAAATGGTAAAATTAAATCATATCCTTTTCATGATGTTGTTCTTCCAATTCATTTACAATGATAAGGATCTTGATTTTCAATATTTTGTCAATATTTATCTTTAACTTCATTAAAATACATTCCAGGCATCATTTCATTAATAACAATATTTTTAATTTTTTTTACATATTTTGAAAATGCATTTCTTTTTGAATGTGCAAAAATTTTATCTACATTTTGAATTGTTTCATTTAATGCACCATTACGACGAATACTTTGAATAGCATGATCATGTTGAATTAATATTTTTTTACATGTTATATTTTTAAGTAATTTTATTCAATTGCTTAATTGTAATTCTGAAAAATTAATTGGAGGCAATGAATTAATAAATACACAATCATATTTATTAATTTCATTTGATATATCAAAATCTTTTTCTTTTAATTTAAATAAATAAAATTCTTCTATATTATGTGCATTTGTTCTAGTAAATTTTTTATCTTCACTTACAAAAATTTTATATTTTATATCATGCTTTTTAAAATATTTTGCTAATTCTATTGTATATTTTGTTACACCACACCCTTCAATACCTCTTCCTAATAAAATTGCAATTTTTTTCATTAAATATTCCTTTTTATTCTATAATTATTTTAACCCATTTTTCATTAATTTGTTGAGCTTTTTTAGTTTTTGGAAATACTGGCCAAAAATATCC